CTAGCGTAACCGGAGCCGCCGCACGCGCTCAGCAGAGAGACAAGCAGGAACAGCAACAGGGTCCGCATAGGCTCGATCCTCCAATTCACGCGCCATGAGCCGCGCCTCTTGCTCGGCGGCTGCCAGTTTGCGGGCCGCGCGGGCATCGGCTTCAGCTTGCGCCAGTGCCAGGGCGACATGCCGCGCCTCGTTATCCGCCCTGCCCTTGATATACCCCGCCGATAGCAAGGCGACCGACAGCACCAGAGCCGCAAGAATTCGCCACTGGATCACAGCACCACACCCTCTGCCTTGAGCCAATCCGGCACCCAAAAGCCAGGGCAAGCCTTGCCCGCATCCACCTGATTGTGCCCTTGGATCCACGCGATCGCAGTCCGCGCGCGGATATCGCCAATCAGATCGAGAAGCGCCACGCCCTGCCGCGCCGTGAAATTCCGCTCGAACGGATCGTGCGGCTTCGACGTCAGCCCACCGAACAAGCTAATCCCGATCGTGCCGGCATTATGACCTGCAACGTGCGCGCCAATTTCGGTTTCTGCTCGCCCTGCCAGGATTGTGCCATCGCGATCGATCAGCCAGTGATAGCCAATATCACGCCAGCCCCGCTCTGTGATGTGGATCTGCCGGATCGCCTCGACGCGCCCCTGTGATGAGTCCCCTGCCCGCCAATCACTGGGCGTGGCAGTGCAATGCACGAAGATCCCGGTGACCGGCACGCGGGCCTTGCCTTGATAGATCATCATTTTCCCCCGAAGCGATGCGCGACCCAATCGATCGCCACCGTTGTAAGATGTTGGGCGCGATGCTCCGCCACCTCACGCTTTGAGTGCGGCAAGGTCGCATAGACCAGGCAGGCTGCGATCAGGATAGCATAGGCGCGAACGCGGCGCAGACTGGCGCGCGTTCTATCCATTGCTTGGCCCTCCGCCGAACCGCGTCTTGATCAGATCCTTGACGAATTGCCGATCCCCGATCAACGCCGTGGTGACATCAAGCGCGAGCATGCCAAAAGCCATGATCGCCACCGTTGCTGCAGTTTCCGAGCCGCGCAAATATGTGGCCAAGGCTGGCGAGAGCCCGACAGCCAGAAACGCGCTGGCAATGGTCTTGACCACACGGCGCCATAGCGCCTCTTTTTCGGCATCGCGGCTGGCGGCATACAGCACCATGCCGATCAGCACGGCCCAATATTCAAGCGGTTTGTTCAGCATATTCACTCACATGCTACCGGTGAAGGTCAGGATAGAAGCTCTGCCGCCAGTGCGCGCACTCCGGGCGGAGTGGTAGCAGAGGGTCGGCACATTGCCGTTATTGCGACAGGCCTCGTGCATCATGCCTCACTCAGTGCGACGGGCATCTCGTTCGCGGCTCCCCCAGCAGCCCCCGCATCTTCGGCGGGTGGCGTGTAGGGTGCTGGCCCCATCTTCCAAGCCGCCTTGAAAATCTCGCGCCCATGCGGTGCAATGTCATTCGGATCGGCGGTAAACATCAGCCAGCCCCAACTTGGAAAATCGACCTCAACGTCAATTCTGCCATCGGCGGTAAAAACCGGGTTTCTGATTTGCATTATGCGATCCTCATCCAAAGAGTTGCGCCCGACGTTGACCCGCCAGAACCAAAGGACGCTGATAGATCGAAAGTCCCCATGCAGCGCCACGTCCCCGACAGCGCAGCCCCGGCGTTGAATGTTGCGCCAGAGGTGGACGTGCCGACCGGGATAGACCGCGCCGCGCTCGTTGGGAAAAGTGCTGATCCGGCAACCGTCGAACCAAAGGCGGTATCAGCCGCCCCATAGGCAAACACATAGGTGCCAACAGCGCCTGCAGTGCTGAAGGCAGGGTCAAGCGCAGCAAATTGAATCCGCGGTGCGCCTGCCGCCCCCTCGAACATCGCCAGAGGATTGTCCCGCAGCGCCTGCATCAATGGCTGGCTAACTGGGCTGTCCTGATCAATGTCGCTGTTCGGAACTGTGGTATATGCGGTCATGTGATCCTCGCCGAATTTGCGCCATCCGACAGCAGGCCAGCTGCATTGCCGATATAGGCGTTTTTGAAAGGTGCCAGCGCGGCACCAGGGTAATTTGGCACGCCTGCTGCCATCACGTAATTGATGCGACCATAAAGCGTGGCATCAGCAGCCTCATATTCGACCATCTCTCCTGGCAGCGTTTCCTCTGCACTGATGATCTGCCAGATGCGCAGGCGCCGGGAGCCAAACTCATCAACATCCAGGTAATGCGAAATCCTGACCAGATCGCCGACCCAGAGCGTCCGGTCCTTGGCATCCAGGCGGAACTGGCAAACCGACGGCACATCGACGAACCGCGTGATGATCCTCGACGCTGTGGTATTCGCCAAAGCGCCTGAACTTAGCCACCGCGCATAGATTTTGCGAATGGCAGGCTCCCCGTAGAGATTATCGCTCTCGCTTTCGAGGTTCGCGTCAATGAACACCTCGGCATAGGCCGAGAGATCTGTTGCCGATTTGACGTGATCGCGCCGATTATAGCTGATCCAAACCCGTGAAGCACGGCCATCCGGGTTTTCCGAAAGCGCAAAACTGTCTGCACAAATATGATCTTCTGCAGTCAGCAAAGGTGGCTCGGCATCGATGCCACGAATGGCGCGTAGATCGACGAGTGCCGTGCGCTCGTTCCACCACAAATTGACCAGCGTCTGCTCCTGCAATTCGTCGCCGAGCTGTATCACGGGGGTCGGGATCGAAATCAGTGCGTTCAGTAAGTAAGCTGAGCGATAGGTCCCAACCTCGGTCGCCCAACCTGCCAGATTCAAATATGTGGCGGGAATCTGCCCATAAGTTTCCAGCAGATCCTGAAACACCGCATCGATCGGCTGATTAATGATCCGCCAACACCATTGCACGGTTTCGTTGAGAGCGTGCGCGGCAGCTACTGAATTGTCAGTACCACGCGCTGAGATTGTCAGTGTCACGCCATTGGTCGATGTCGTGACCGCCGAATAGGTCATAATTTCATCGCCGATCCGAACCGTCCCGGGGGCGGGATAATCGCCTAGCGCGGCATTGGTAACCTCGAACGAGGTCGCAATATTGGTGATCGCCGCGAACAGCTTGCCAGGGGATTGCGCCGGCGCTTGCGCCTTGCGCTCTTCCAGACGGGTCAGAATGTCCTTGCCTTGGATCGATACACGACCGCCCGAGGGCCCCGAGATTGACTGCATGAAATACGTACGCTTGACCATCGCCGACAGCGCCTGCCCTGCGTAACCCTCGTAGACAATAATCACGACATTCTGCCGGTACTTGTTTCGCACCATCCAGCGTGTCCAAAAACTGCCGCGATCCGCCGACAGGGGATTCCACGACCTGCCCGCAACGTAAGGATCGACGCGGAAATCAGAATGGGCATGGTCGTTGAACACAAGGCTACAGACAGCACGGTTACCAAAGCCAGAGGCGTCGGCGTTCGAACCTGCCACATTGATCCGCGTCGGTGTGGTGCTGACCGAGACCAAAGAAGGGATGATATACGGTGCGCCGTCGATCTCCATTTCCGCCACGCGCCCCGAGGCGAAGAATAACGACAGCGGTGTGCCGAGCGCAAAATTCGGGGTGTCACGGCAAGTCGCACGCGTGTTGTAACATTTGCGATCCGCCGTGCCAGTTGCCGTACAGGGAGCAATACCGAACACGTTTGCGCAGAACGGCTGCCGGATTTCGACGATCTGGACGGGTTCACGGCCGACAGTGGTCTCAATCATAGGCCAGCCCCCGGACGTTGATTTCGGCGCTCATCAAGGCCTGTATCCCCATGTATTGCACGGGTGGTACTGCATCGGTCTGGCAGTACCCCACTTGCCCGCTTTCCAGAGGACGCCATGCAATCCAAAATGGCTCGGCTTCGATCGCCAATTGCAATGTTTTCCAATTTGCATTGACCCAGGCCTCGGACAGGTGCTGCCAAGAAAAGCTGGTAGCCACCATAGCCCTCTGCCGAGTGCGCCCCAAAAACTGCCCTGTCTCGGACTGGTTGGACCGCAAAACGGTCTGCCGGCCAAACTCGATCGGCGTATGCCCACCAAAAAAAGGCCGCTCCATTTGCAGTGCTGTGCCGAACCGCACAACCGCTATGGTTGGAATTGGTCCTGATAGCACATTCAACCGCCACCTTTGGGAACTGACAGGCGGGAAGATCGCCAGGATTGGACTGTTATCAGTGATCATTGTGTCGGGGGACAGCGCCACCCAAGCCGCCCCCGACCATCGCTCGAACCGGATGGTGCAGCCGGCCAGCGTATGCCCGGCGACAGCCGCATAATCTGCGGTTATTGCACTAACGTGGTTATACTCCCACGTCGCCGGAACGGCCGTCGGCTTCCAACGCTCATAGGTCAAAGAATTCAACGGAGCATTGACAGAATAGGCAGCGTCGGTTGTTGAGGCTACAGCTGTACCGCCTGCCAGCCAGTTGCGGCTATGGGCGATGCGCGCGTGCTTCAACGGCTTGTCACCGACAGGCACGGTGTATCCCGCCGAGAATAGAACCGTCATGCCAAGCGCGCTCCTTTGATCGTCGCACCATTTTTGATGGCCTCATTGATCGACTCGACCATGAAGCGCCCCATTGCCTCCTGGCTCGACCAGCCGCCATTGAACTGAAAGTTCATATATGTTCCGGCATTCTGCTGACCGCTTGAGACCGACCCACCACCACCGGCACTAACACCGGCCCCACCACCTCCGCCGCCGCCATGAGAGGTCTGGGATTTGATTTGCGCGATCAGTGCACCTGTTTTTACCAGTGATGCCGCAGTGAATGCGGCAGCAAGAGGAGGGCCACCAATTTCCATGCCCTTGCGCCACGCTGCCGTTGCAGATTTCAGGCCATCGATTACAGCCTCGGCAATCGCAAAGCCCTGCCCAATCTTGAACAACTTTTCGTTGCCGGACTGCATCAGGCTGGCCATGTCGCCAAAAGCACTCGAGAAAGCATCCAGCCGCTGATTCCGACGCTGTTGTTCGATATCGTCCAGTCGCTTTTCGTGATCTTCTTTGACCTTCGCCTCAAGCTCGTTAAATTCTTGCTCGGATAGCAACTTTGCGTCGTGGAACTCTTGGAGTTTTGCTAGACGGTCCTGATACTGCGTATCCAAGATTTCTGTTTCAGCGGCGTATCTTTCCTGCATCTTGGCCAATTCATCGGCCAATGACTCACCGCTACCGCCACCTGCCCCAACACTGTTTGGATCCGGCAGCCCAAAATCAACGCTAGTAGGGGCGGGTTTTGGGCGCGGCGAAGTTATAGGACCCAAGCCAAAGTGGATAGGCGCCGCCGCTGATGCACTCGCACCGGCCGTACCTGTTGCAGGCCCGGAGGCCATAGCCGTGCGCAAGCCAAACCAGGCTTTTCGAGCAATCTCCAAAACGGCAGTCAAGCCTGCGACCTGGCCTTTGACACTGGATAGATCAACGCCATCAACCGCCTGCGCTTCGCTCAGCAAACGCTGCGCCTCTATTGTGGCGGCCGACATACGGCGCTGAAACTCTTCGGCCGAAATCAAGCCATCATCAAACGCGATACGGGTATCGCGCACATTCGTCTCGAGTTGACCAAGAGCGTCCGCCAGGTCGGTCTCGCCGATCTGCATCATCGCGACATAAAGATCACCAAGTGAAAACTCGAATGCGGCGGCTTCGGACGATGCAACACCCATCACGCCCTTGTACGCGCCGATTGCCTTGGCATTGTCGTTAAACGCGGCTGCGCTCAACTCCAACTGATCATAGAGAGCGCTTCCCAAAAGCATTCGGCCCTTGGCCTTACCACCCAATGTCTCCTCCAGGGCGGTCTGGGTAGATGTCAAATCCTTGATCAATGCCTGCAGCCCTAGGCTGACGGCCTCGATACCGGGGGCGAAGGTCACCGCCAACTGGTTGCCAATCCCGCCGATCGCGACACCGATCCTGCCCATGGCATCATTTGCCGCCTCGATGTTCTGGGCATCGACATCAGAAACTGCGATGCCGAACTCTCGCTGGTACGCGGTAGCTTCTGCCACGGCTGTTTTGTATCCGCTCATCATGAGCAGTGTCTCTGCGCCAGACTTGCCAAAGATATCCAGCGCCGCTGCCACCTTTTGCGTCGGATCAGCAATCGCATCGATCTTGGCTGCTATGGCAGCAAACTGTTCGTTGGCCTTCAAATCAGCGATTTGGCGAAACGAAAGCCCCAAATTTCCAAATGCCCGCGCCTGTTCGGCCCCACCACGGCCCAAGGACACGATATTGTCCTGCATTTTAACCAGACTTTTCGACAACGTCTCGGAAGATACGCCCGCCTCTTCGGCAACTAAGGCCATTGCCTGAAACTGCGCGACCGAGATACCAGCCACGCGCGCCTGCTTGGACAATGCATCGATGTTATCCATCGAGGCGCGCGTAAACGCTGCCAGCGCAGCACCGGCCGTGACCATTCCTGCCGCCACCACACCGGCCCCTTTGGCGAATGTTGCCATACCGCCGCCACTGGATTTAGCATCCGCGCCGAACTTTTCGATCGCTCCGCTGGCTTTGCCAAGTTCGCGTACCAGCGGGCCAATATCGGCACCGACCTGGATTGCAATATCGCCGATGATGTTAGCCATTCTGCTGCGCTTCCGCTTCTAGCAAGAGTGTGTACAGGGCGTCATGATTGACGGCATTTGCTGGGGTATGTGCGTCGATCAGCCACCAAACCTCAGCCGGCGGCATTTCCCAGAACTCCGAGGGGCTGACCCACCCCTGTCCCACCGCGATCCGATAGAGGGATCGCACGAACCCCTCGGTCAGGTCTTTTTTTCGGCCTCCTCCGACCGGCTCTTGCCGGACAACGAAGCCGCAGCAGGCGGAGAGATAATCGAGAGAAGGCTAATGATGGCACCCTGGATCATCGCGGTCTTTTCCGATCGCGATTTTGTCGTTAGATCTTCTTGGATCGACAGATAAATCTCTTCATCCGTGACCGAAGCCCCGGCGTGGCGCAGCGCCGCACCAAACGCCTCTGCGAGTGCCGAATAGGGTGGGCCCTCGCGCTGGAACAAGATCGACAGTGCCTGTCGCCCCGTTTCGCCAGAAAGTGCAGCCTCGATTTTCGCGATCAACCGCATCTGACGGTTGGCGGGAACAACATAGGATTGCCCCCGCCAGGCCAGCGTCACATCCTCAAAGCCAGACATCAGGCGAACGTCCACACGCCCGAGGACGTAAAGGAAGCTGAGAAGGTGGTCGCCTCCTTATAATCGTTGCCCTCCTTGTAGTTCGACATGAAGAACGTGCCGCCAATCGTGTCCTTTGCTGCCAGAGCATCTGAAAACTTGAACGTCATATCCGTCAAAGTCAGCGAAGCGGTAGGGTCAAAGGCAATGTCCCGCAGTGTCGGATTTTTGTAGACGCCTTCGACATCGAAACTGATGAGCCGGCTGCTCCAAGACGTGCCTCCAAGCAACTCCTGAAGGCCTGAACTGTCTTGATCCGTCACGTCGATCGGTGTGCCATCCATCGTGATGTTGGATACGCGTACGCCGCCCAGTACAACGGCGTTTTTCGAAACAACCGCTGCGCGGCCTGCTGCTTTTGCCATAACAATCTCCTGTTCAGGCGGTTTCAATCAGTCCGCGATATTCGCAGACCCCGTGGAATGACCCGTCACTAACGCGGTCACACCGGCTGGACTCGCGGTCCAACTGGATGAAGTGGAAGCCAGCGACGGCGAGTGTGCCGCGATGCAAACGGGTGTAAATCTGGCCTTGAATGGCTTTGGCTTCGGCGTGGCTTGTTGATCGGCTGCGGGTATGGACGCGCGCCACGAAATCAAAGCCGGTCTCCGATGCCGTATCGAATTCGGTCAGAACAATTTCGCCGATCTCGACATAAGGGAAGCTAGCCGTGCTGCCCCCATCGGCACCCTGTGGCGCCACATCATAAACCTGCAATCCAAGCGCGACCAACGCCAGATAGATAGCCTTTTGAACTTCTGTTTCCGCACTCATTTACCCGCCCTTTTGCGTTCACGCGCCATGCGAGCGATCAGTTTCTTGGCAAAAGCCTCGAGATAGATGCGATCCATTTCCGGTCGCATTTCCTGCAGGGCTTTGAGGAAAAAAGCATGTTCCACACCGTCTGGTCCTTGACCGAATTCCAGAAATCGCCAGTAGAAAGCATCGCCCTTGCCAAAACGCTCTACCACAACATCGGACTGGACCCGGTCGCGCGATCCGCGTCGCCGCTTGGCTTTGATGCTGCTTTTCAGATCTGGCGGCCCGGTGGTCGGATCATCGGGAGCATTCTTTTTAGCGCTCTTGGCAATCTGCTGGGCAATGTCCTGCACCGTCGCCCGCATCAGGTTGATGCCGTCGCGCGGCGCGATAGATGTCAGGATTCGGTTGACGTCATCAATTCCGCTGACGGAGACCCCCGTTTTCACTGGGTTACCCCTCGCTCCGCCTCAATCTCCAACATCAAGGTGGCCCCACCTCGCCGCAGAATACCGCGGATGTTATAGGCAACGCCGTCCCACAAAATGCGGTCTAGCTCTGTGAGGTCGGTACGATTGTAGATCGTAAAGACGACCACGAAGGTTGCAGTCATCCGGCCCTCGATCTGGCTCTCGCGCCCACCCTTCGCCTTCACGGCTGCCCAAACATTGGGATCCAGCGCCAAATTGGACCAAGCTGCAACTTTGCCGCCGATGCCGTCAGCAATTTCTGCGTAACGCTGCAATGTGATACGTTGGGTCAGATCGCCAGGGTTCATGCTGAGACCCAACCAAGACGATGCAGATCGATCAACGCGTTGGCAGCCTGCGGCAGGTCTGCCATGGCACCCTCGACCACGGCCGAGCGATTGTGAAACCAATGCGCCACGAGCATCAGGATCGCCGTTTTTAGCGCAGGCGGACAGATAGGCAGCCCTGCGGTGAATGTGATCGTCATGGCATCGTCGCGCATTTCGGTTGCAGGCCAGCTAAAGCCGGGTGCTGGCCGCAGGTTCGCGCGCTCCTGGTCTGCCAATAGCCAATAATTGGCAGGCGTATCCGTCTGCAATATTCCGGCGGCGTCTACATAGGTCATGGCGGTGATTGCAGTGACGGGGGATTTGGGCAGCTCGATCGAACCTGAGACAACCCGTGTCTTCCAGATCCATGTTTCTGCCCCCAATACCAAACCCGTCCGCTCACTCACCATTTCTGTCGAAGCGTCCAGCAGCGACTGGATCAAGCCATCCTCATCCGAAGACGTGACCCGCAGATGCGACTTGGCTGCAGCTAGGTCGACGGGTGTCGCGGGAGCGCTGCTGCGGGTCGGACGCATTACAGCGCTGCCGTTTCTGGCTTGCCGGCCGGAATGGCCTTCTCAAGCGCTGCACCCTGAGCCGCCTTGGCTGCTTTGGGATCGATTTGATCGGCAGCCGGCACTTCAACGGCGACTGCCTGACCAGCCTCGATCATGCGGGCAGCCTCATCATCATCGACGTCAATGGTATCGCCGCGATTTTGCGGCCCGTTTTCATGAGCGCGCGAGATAAGCAGAGAGATTTTCATCGGAATTCCTCGGTTCGGAATGATAAAGGGGCCACTCACGCGGCCCCTTTTGTGATCCTACTCAGGCTGATCAGGCATTCTTGAGATGCTTGATCGCCGCCGTATCGGCCAACTCGCCGTCAAAGCGAATGAACCCGGCCATGCCGAAGCCGGGCCAGAAATCCTTGTCCTGGATCGCGCCGATGATCGGTGCACCAACCTTGCGAACGAAGTACTTGCTGAAATCGCCAAACAGCATGATCTTCGCGCCGGTAGCCTGTGCCGCAGGCATCGCCTGGTTGACCGAATAGAGGCGGTTGTTGAAGGTCGCGGGGATGCCGCCCTTCACGTCGCCCATCTGCCAGAGATAGTTGCCCTGACCATCCTTCAGCTTGCGCGCGGCAAGCAGGATATTGTCGTGGAACATGTACCGGCACTTAGGCGACATCCGGTAGGCAGGGTCAACCGAATGCTCCAGATCAAGGATCTCGTCCCAGGTGAAGGCCGAGATCGAAGCGGCAGTTTTGCCGACAGTCGAAGCGGTCAGAATGCCGTTCGGCGCCGAGGCACCGGTGCCATTCGTTAGCTGCGCATTGGCGAGACGGCCAAGCCGCTCGCCCAACAAATCGCCCAGAAGCTGCTCCATATTGAAAATGGAGTCCTGCGCCAGTTCCAGAGAGACGCGCAACCATTCGGTGTTGAACGAATAGCTTTCAAGCTGCTTCTGAGCAAAGACCGCATCCTCCGAACCGTCATCGGTCAGCGCTACACCTTCGGCCGTCACCCCACCTGACTTGGCAGTGTCATCGATGGTCGGCATTGGCAGCGCGTTGCCAGACCCGGTGACCAGTTCGGTGCAAATCGCCTCATCATACATCGGCCCCCAAGCCTTCATGGCTTTGACCAGAATTGCTTGGAGTTCGGTCGGAACGGTATAACCGCCCGCCGCACCAGCGGTCGTTTGTGCGCGGTTTTCAACCTGCGTGTAGCCCTGACGCAAAACCGACCGCGCTTCCGGGGTCATTTCTGCTGCCACGCCGCCGCAGCGCATAAATTCTGCAAAGGCCTCACGATAGGACGGCGCTTCACTGCCATCGCTGCCCCGGCTCTGCCCGCTGCCGCCAGGGCGACGCGGATCGGGAGCTTCCAGCCGCTGCTGATTGCGCTCCAGCAGCTCCTCCCGATCGATCTGGGCTTGCAGCCGGTCATAATCGGTCATCATCGCATCAAATTCGCGATTGATTTCGCCAGCACGATCTTCCGGCGTGCTGTCAGTAATTTCGTCCAGTTTGGCACGGGCATTCGTATGAATGCGCGCCTGCCGCTCGCGCAGCTCGATGGTTCGGGA